GAAAATGGTGTAAAAACATGAAAAAAGTAGAAAAAAGTGCAAAAACAAATGTAAAAATAAAAAATACAAATAAAAAATTCTTCTTGACACCGGGGAGGGTGCCCAAAAAAGCACCCCCCTCTCACATCGCGCCGGTCTTTATATTTTCCCCGGAGGGATATTTTGGAGAATTGTTTTAATGATGTTAGGAGTGATTTATAGAGTAAACCCTATTATTCTTTGTTTATTTATAATTACCTGCTGATAAACCTTTCTAATATTTATTTGGCATACTTATTCTCCTTTCTATACTTATTGTAAAGTGAGTATAAGGTACTCTATAAGTCACTCTTAACATCATTAAAGTCAATTGATATTTATTAAAAAGTGCAGGTAAAGTGTTCGAAAGGAGATGCAAAGAAGATGCCAAAGCAGAAAAACAAAGATACAGATAAAACAAATATTAGAAAGATGCCTCCTGCTCTTACACCAGAGGCTAGAGAAAATCAATTAATTTATCTTGCAACAGAATTAGCTGAACAGCAACTTAGAGATGGAACAGCATCATCTCAAGTAATAACTCATTATCTCAAACTTGGAACAACCAAAGAAAAAATAGAAAAAGAAATTTTGGAAAAACAAAAAGATTTAATAGAAGCAAAAACTAAAGCATTAAAAACAGCAGAACACACCGAAGAATTATATGCTGAAGCGATTGCTGCTATGCGTCTTTACAACGGCTCAGATAATCCGAAGGACAGTGAATTAGATGAACCAAATTAAGACATATAATGAACTAATTAAATTACAAAGTTTCGAAGAAAGATTTAATTATCTAAAGTTGGATAGTGTAGTAGGTGTTTCTACATTCGGATATGATAGATATTTAAATCAGATATTTTATAGATCAGCTGAATGGAAACAAATTAGAGATAAAGTTATTATAAGAGATAATGGTTGTGATTTAGCTTTTCCTGAATATTATATATATGGCAAAATACTTATTCATCATATTAATCCAATCACTAAAGATGATATTTTAAACAAATCATATAAATTATTTGATTTAAATAATTTAGTATGCGTTAGTAAAGAAACTCATGATGCAATACATTATTCAAGTGATGAAATAATAAGTAAGGAACCAATAGCAAGAACAAAAAATGATACATGTCCATGGAGACATTGAAAGGAGTTAAAATGAAATTTAATAAAAATTATTCAAAGATTTCAACAAAGAACAACAAACAAGATAATGCCGAAAATGTGACAGAAGAGGATGTTAAAAACGAAGAAGTTGAAGTTAAAGAAAAAGAAGAAGTAAAGGAAGAAAAGAAGGAAGTCACAGGTAAAGTTAATGCTGTTTTATTAAATGTACGTAAGGAACCTTCTAAAGAATCTAAAGTAATAAAACAAATAAAGAAGCATGATGAAGTTGTAATATTAGAAGACGCAAATAAAGAATTTTATAAAATTAAATGCAAAAATAAAGAGGGATATTGTATGAAACAATTTATTACCTTATAAAAAGGGGGTATTGAAAATGAATGAAAGTATATTAACATCTATAAAAAAGTTAATTGGCATAACAGAAGATAATACTGACTTTGATATGGATATTATAATACATATTAATTCTGTTTTTGTTATACTACATCAATTAGGAGTTGGTCCAGATGATGGTTTTTCAATATCTGATTCAAATAAAGTATGGAGTGATTATATAGATAATAATAAATTGTTTAATACTGTAAAATCATATATGTACTTAAAAGTCAAATTATTATTTGATCCACCAACAAATTCCTCTGTAAGAGAAGCTAATAATAATATGTTAGATGAGTTAGAATGGCGCATAAATTTACAACATGAATCATCAGAAAGTGAGGGCTAATATGTGGCAATATCAAAATACTGATGAACTTTATCATCATGGTGTAATCGGTATGAGATGGGGTGTAAGACGATATCAAAATAAGGATGGCTCTTTAACTGCTGCTGGTAAAAAGAGAGCTAAAAAATTAGAAGATAAATATTATGAATTGACAAATAAAAAACTAAATCCAAAAAATAACCCTAGTTCTAATATAAGTGATACTCCCACTCGTAAGAAGACATATTATAAAGATGCTAGTGACAATGATTTACAAAAGGCTACAAATAGATTAAGAATGGAAAATGAATTCCTAAATCAAGTTAATATAAATAAGAAATATTTTCCAGCTAAAGTAAAAAAATCGCCATTAGCAGTTAGAGCAGTTAAATCTGCTATATCTGAAGTTATCGCCCCTGCCGGAAAAAATGTAGCTAGGAATTATTTAGAAAGATTAGGAAAGAGTTACGTTGACAAACAATTTTCTGGAGCATCAAGTGCTGCTAAAGAAGTAAATAAAGTATATAAATCAGAAGCAAAACAAGTTGAAAAGATATTAAAAAAGAATATGGATAGAGCTACAAAAGAGATAAATAAAGAAATAGGCAAATCTTATATACAAGAAATAGAGAGTACACCAGCAGAAACAAAAACATCTTTAGGCACAGTAACAGTTGATAAAGAAAAAATATTAAAAGAATTAAAAAAGAATAAGAAAAAGTAAGGAGTAATATAATATGTTATCTAATACAGCAACTCCTAAATATTATGGTATGTTTAGAGATGCTGTAATAAAAGGAGAAATACCGGTTTGTGAAAATATATCGATGGAGATGAACAGAATCGATTCTTTAATTGCTAATCCCGGTATATGGTATGATGATCAGGCAGTTGAAGGTTTTATAAGATATTGCGAAAATGAGCTAACTTTAACGAACGGCGATGATTTAATATTATTGGACACTTTTAAATTATGGGCTGAAGAAATCTTTGGTTGGTATTACTTTGTTGATAGAAGCGTATATGTTCCTGGAAAAGATGGACATAATGGACACTACATTAATAAAAGAATAAAGAAAAGACTAGTTAATAAACAATATTTAATAATAGCCAGGGGTTCAGCAAAGTCACAATATGAATCATACATTCAAAGTTACTTCTTAAACATTGATTCTTCAACAACACATCAGGTTCATACTGCGCCAACTATGAAACAAGCGGAGGAGGTATTAGCTCCTATAAGAACTTCTATAACTCGTTCCAGGGGCCCTTTATTCAAATTCCTAACAGAAGGTTCAATAAATAATACAACTGGTTCAAAGGCGGACAGAGTCAAATTAGCGTCTACTAAGAAGGGTATTGAGAATTTCATTAATGGTTCGTTGTTAGAAATAAAACCAATGACAATAGATAAGCTTCAAGGTTTAAATAGTAGGATAAATACTGTTGACGAATGGTTGTCAGGAGATGTTAAGGAAGATGTTATTGGCGCATTAGAACAGGGTGCTTCTAAAAATGATGATTATTTAATACTTGCAGTTAGCTCTGAAGGTACGGTAAGAAATGGTCCAGGAGATACTATCAAAATGGAGCTTTCTGACATACTAAAAGGAGAATATAACAATCCACATGTATCTATATGGTGGTATAAATTAGATAGCATAGATGAAGTAGCCGACCCTAATATGTGGGTAAAGGCTAATCCAAATATTGGAAAAATTGTAAGTTATGAAACATATCAATTAGATGTAGAAAGAGCCGAAAAAGCTCCTGCTACAAGAAATGATATTTTAGCAAAAAGATTTGGTATACCGATGGAAGGCTATACATATTTCTTTACATATGAAGAAACACTTAAACATAAAAGAAGAGATTTTTGGAATATGCCATGTTCTCTTGGAGCAGACTTATCACAAGGCGATGACTTTTGTGCTTTTACATTTTTGTTTCCATTACAGGGTGGTGCATTTGGCATAAAGACAAGAAATTATATAACTGAGAGAACATTGAAAAAATTATCTCCAGCTATGAGACTTAAATATAATGAGTTCATAGATGAAGGTAGTTTAATAGTAATGCAAGGTACAGTATTAGATATGATGCAAGTTTATGATGACTTGGATAATCATATCATGGAGAGACAATATGATGTTAGGTGTTTTGGATTCGATCCATATAATGCAAAAGATTTTGTATCCAGATGGGAGCAAGAAAATGGGCCATTTGGTATAGAAAAAGTAATACAAGGAGCAAAGACCGAATCCGTACCATTAGGCGAATTAAAAAAATTAGCAGAAGATAGAATGTTAATCTTTGATGAAGAACTAATGACATTTACAATGGGTAATTGTATTACTTTAGAGGACACAAACGGTAACAGAAAATTATATAAGAAACGATATGACCAAAAAATTGATGCTGTTGCTGCTATGATGGACGCATATGTAGCTTGTAAAAATAATAGAGAAGCTTTTGAATAATATAAAATATGGAGGATAATAAAAATGGCAAACGCAAATTCAATGTATGTGGTTACTACTAGTGATGAGACATCCGAGACCTTAAAATATGTATCGATGATAGCTACTAATATTGTATATACAGATTCTAATATACAAAAAGCTATTATAGTTAGTAACGAAGATTTGGCCACATCTCTAAAAGAGATAGTTAGTTCTTTTGATACAGATAATGTATATGTGGCAAAGTCTGTAACATTAATTGATGTTCAAACGGAAACTGATACTGAAGCAAATACAGATACAGAAATAGGGAATGACGAATAAATAAGGAGGATAATATATGAAAGGAAAATTTAATGTTGAAATAGACGAAGACGGTCTATTACATTCAGCTACCTATCTTGGTACCGATGTAACGGCTTATTTGAAGCATTATAAATATATAAGAAAATATCAAAAAAATGGACACACTTATTATGTATATGATGATGCAGAATCAAAAATAAGAGACAAAATATACAATAATACTATTGAAAAAAGTATGAAAAGTGAGAACGGTTATTCATATACAAATAAATACGGTCAATATACTACGCATAAAAGACTTGGTAAAACTACTACTAATACAACTACTCTTGGTGGTAAGAGTTCACATTATAGACAAACCACAGCTGATAAGGCGAAAGAGACATTTTATAATAACTATCAAAAACATAAGGTACAAAAATTAAAAGATATTCCAAGAAAAATACATGCAAAAGGTTTAAGTTTCATATCAAATATATTGAGACGTATCAGAGGAGATTAAAAATATATAAGGAGGATTCAAAATGGAGATGACTGTTAAATCAAGAATAAAACATGCTTGGAATGCTTTCTTTAATCGAGATATTTCGAATCCATACAATAATTTTAGTACTGGTTCATATTATAGACCAGATAGAATACGATTATCAAGAGGTAACGAACGTTCAATAGTAACATCTATATTTAATAGAATATCATTAGATGTTGCTGCTATAGATATAAAACATTGTAGAATAGACGAAAACAATCGATATAAGGAAGATATCAATTCCCATCTCAATAATTGTTTGTCTATTGAGACTAATTTAGACCAAACACCTAGAGCTTTTATACAAGATATCGTCATGTCTATGTTTGATGAAGGTTGTGTTGCTATTGTTCCAGTAGATACAACAACTAATCCTAATATAACTAACTCTTATGATATATTAACAATGAGAGTTGGTAAAATTGTTGAATGGTATTCAGATAGAGTAAAAGTTAGTATATATAATGATAATAATGGAATTAGACAGGAAATAATATTACCAAAAAATATTATATGCATTATAGAAAATCCTCTATATGCTGTAATGAATGAACCAAACTCAACATTACAGCGTTTAATGCGAAAATTAGTATTACTTGATTCGGTTGATGAACAAACAAGTTCTGGTAAATTAGATTTAATAATTCAATTACCATATGTTATTAAATCTGAAGCTAGAAAAGAACAGGCTAATTTAAGAAGAAATGAAATAGAGAGACAATTATCAGGTTCAAAATATGGTATTGCATATACTGATGGTACAGAGAAGATAACACAATTAAATCGACCATTAGAAAACAATTTAATGAAACAAATAGAATATTTAACGAGTATGCTTTATAGCCAGTTAGGTATTACGCAAGAAATATTAAATGGTACAGCTAATGAAGAGGCTATGTTAAATTATTATTCTCGTACTATAGAACCTATAGTGTCAGCTATAACAGATGAAATGAAAAGAAAATTCTTATCAAAAACAGCAAGATCTCAGGGTCAAACAATAATGGCTTTTAGAGACCCATTTACTTTAGTTCCTGTTAGTAATCTTGCTAAAATTGCAGATACATTTACTAGAAATGAAATAATGACGTCTAATGAAATTAGACAAATAATAGGTTTAAAACCATCAACAGACCCAAAAGCAGACCAGTTATTAAATAGTAATCTTAATCATCCAGATAATATTAATGAAGAATATCCAGATGAATTTAAAGATAATGCTAATGATGTTGATGAATATCAAGAAAAATAATAATTTAAAAATAATGAAAGGAGGATATCATGGAATATGATTTTGGTGGTTGGGCTACTAGAAATGACATAAAATGCTCAGATGGTAGAACAATTAGAAAAGATGCTTTCAAAGATAATGACGGAATGACCGTACCATTAGTTTGGAATCATCAACATAATGACCCAAACGAAGTATTAGGACATGCTTTATTAGAAAATCGTTCAGATGGTGTTTATGCTTATTGTAAATTTAACGATACTGATTCTGGTAAAACTGCTAAAGAATTAGTCAAGAACGGTGATGTAAGTAGTTTATCTATTTATGCTAATAAGTTAGTATCTAAAATGAACGATGTCGTTCATGGTTGCATAAGAGAAGTTAGTTTAGTTTTGGCTGGTGCTAATCCGGGCGCTTATATAGATGCTGTTATGCAACACAGTGCCGATTCTGAAGAAGATGAGGGTGAAGGAACGATATATACAGATGAAAATATTGAATTTATTGATGAAGAAAATGAAAATAATATGGAAGAAAATAACGCAACTTCATCTGTTGAGCAAAATAAAGACAATATTAAAATTGAAGATAATAAATCTGATGATTTAAAACATTCAGATGATAAAGTAGGAGGTAAAGACATGGAAGAGAAGAAAAAAGAACCAGTTGCTGAAAATACAGAAGAAACAGTAGCTGATGTATTTGAAACTTTAACTGAAAAACAAAAAGATGCTGTATATTCTATAGTTGGTCAAGTTATAAGTGACAACGAATCTAAAAGAGAAGGAGAGAATGAAATGAAACACAATGTATTTGAAAATGATAATAATGAAGAAGTTATAACACATTCAGAAATAGTAGCAGATGCTATAAAAGATGCTAAGAAAATTGGTTCAATGAAAGAAAGTTTTATAGAACATGCCGCTATTAATAATATTACAGATATTGATAAATTATTCCCAGAAGCAACAGAATTATATAAAGAACCAAGAATGATCGAGGAGGACCAAAGTTGGGTTGCTAAAGTTATTAATGGAGTTAAGCATACTCCATTTTCTAGAGTAAAAGCTACTTTTGGAAGAATGACAGAACCACAAGCAAGAGCAAAAGGATATATTAAAGGTGAAAAGAAGACAGATATTCAAATGGCAGTATTAAACAGAGTAACAACTCCTGTAACTGTATATATTAAAAACGAAATAGATAGAGACGATGTTGTAGATATTACGGATTTTGACGTTGTTGCTTGGCAAAAGAGAGAAATGAGAAAAGAATTGGATAAAGAATTAGCAAGAGCTGTTCTTATTGGAGATGGTAGAAATGCATCTGACGCTGATAAAATAAATGAAGGAAACATCAGACCTATTCTTACAGATGATGATATGTTTACTATAAAATATGAAGTAAAAGACGGAACAGATTATGATTCTACAAAATCTAGCGATTCTCTAGCAAAAGGAATTATAAGAGCTGCTATAAGAGCTAGAAAACAATATAAGGGTTCTGGTAGTTTATCATTCTATACAACAGAAGATGTATTAACAGATTTATTGTTAATTGAAGATTTAAATGGACATAGAATCTATAAGAGTATTAATGAAGTAGCAATGGCTATGGGTGTTAGAGATATAATCACTATTCCAGAAATGACAGATGTTGCTTCAACAACTTATGGTATATTGACAAATCTTGCTGATTATACTATGGGCGCTGATAAAGGTGGATCAGTAAACATGTTTGATGATTTTGATATTGATTATAACCAAATGAAATATTTGATGGAAACAAGATGTTCTGGAGCATTAACAGTTCCTTATTCAGCAATAGCGTTAAATGTTTCAACAACAAGTAATTCATCAACGACTACTACTGATGCACAAGGGTAATTATCAAAATAGAGGAGAAAAATAGTGTCAAAATTTTATGGTAAGATTGGTTATTCAATAACCACTGAGACAGAACCTGGCATATGGGAAGAAACCGTAAATGAAAGAACTTATAGTGGTGACGTAACAAAATTAACGTCCCGTTATCAAACTAGTAATCAGGTCAATGATAATATAACTATTAATAATATAGTAAGTATTGTGGCTGATCCATATGCCAGTGCTAATTTTCAGCATATAAAATATGTTGAATTGTGGGGTACTAAATGGAAGGTAAATAGTGCTGAAATTGAGTATCCTAGAATTATATTAACATTGGGAGGTATGTATAATGAAAACGCGTTTGGAACTACATAATAAATTAGTTGAATTATTTGGTTCTGATAGAGTGTATTATCAACCTCCAGAAAATTTAAAGATGGAATATCCGGCTATCGTGTACACAATAAATGATATGTATAATGCTTTTTCCGACGATATAAAATATTATAACAGGAAGCAATATAAGATTACTATTATCGATAAAAAACCGGATAATATAGTCATTAGTAAGATATTAGATTTACCATTATCTTCTTATGACAGACATTATGCTACAAATAATTTAAATCATGATGTAATAACATTATATTATTAAGGAGGAATTAATTATGGGAAAACTTGTATGGGATAAACAAGGCGAAAGATATTATGAAACAGGTGTTAGTAAAGGTGTGTTATATCCAATGTCAAATGGTGCATATCAAACAGGTGTTGTATGGAATGGTTTAACACAAGTATCAGAATCACCAGAAGGTGCTGAAACAACAGCTCTATATGCAGACAACATTAAATATTTAAATTTACAATCAGTTGAGGAATTTAAAGCTACTATTGAAGCTTACACATATCCTGACGAATTTGCTGCTTGCAATGGCGAAACAAATTTAGCAGACGGCGTACAAATTGGTCAGCAAAAACGTATACCATTTGGTTTGTCTTATCAAACAAAAATTGGTACAGATGATGATCCTGAAAAGGGATATAAAATTCATATTATATATGGTGCTTTAGCAGCTCCATCAGAGAAAGCTTACGCTACTGTTAATGATAGTCCTGAAGCTATCACATTCTCTTGGGAAGTTTCTACAACACCAGTAGAAGTTGAAGGATTCAAACCAACAGCTTCTGTTGTTATCGATTCTACAAAAATATCAGCAGACGCTTTAAAGAATCTAGAAAATTATTTATATGGTACAGATGACGCTGAAGCAGCTATTCCACTACCAGATAAAATTGTAGAATTAGTAAGTTCAAATTCAACTTCAGAATCAACAGATACAACAACTACTGATACTGATGCACAAGGATAATTTAATTATATTTATCAAATAGGAGGCATTATGCCTCCTTTATTTTTTATTTTAGAGAGGAGAATATTAGTATGTTAACAAAGACTATAAAATATACAGATTATAATGGAGACGAAAGAGAAGAAAAATTCTTATTTAATTTAACAAAGGCCGAATTAATGGAAATGGAATTAGGAACAACTGGAGGTTTAACAGAAACTATAGAGAGAATAATAAATACTCAAGATGTTCCTAGTATAACAAAATTATTTAAAAAATTATTATTAAGTTCATATGGTGTAAAAAGTGAAGATGGTAAAAGATTTATAAAAATAGACAAAGAAGGAAATCCATTATCAAATGATTTTTCTCAATCAGCTGCGTTTTCTGAATTATATATGGAATTAGCAACTGATGCTGAGAAAGCTACAGAATTTGTAAAAGGAATTATACCATCTGACATAGATACATCAGAGGTTAATAATAATGCTGAATTAAAAAAATTTATAGAAAGTAAAGAAAAATAGAGGTGTGTAAATGCTTAATATAACGGTGCCATCATTAGAATTATATGACGATGTTAATAATTTATTCATAAACACAAAAGAAACTAAATTATGTTTAGAACATTCTTTAGTTTCAATTTCTAAATGGGAATCTAAATGGAATAAACCATTCTTATCAAAAGATCAAAAAACAATAGATGAAACTATTGATTATGTTAAATGTATGACTATAACACAAAATATAGATAATAATGTATATAAATGTTTATCAAAAGAAAATATTAAAGACATTAACGAATATATAGATGCACCGATGACTGCTACTACTTTTTATGATACAAGAAAAAATGTTGGTCATAAGGAAATTATAACATCTGAATTAATATATTATTGGATGATATCACTAAATATACCAATGGAGTGTCAAAGATGGCATCTTAATAGATTATTAACTTTAATAAGAATATGTAATATTAAGAATGACCCTGGTAAAAAGATGAGCAGAAACGAGATAATGAGTAGAAACGCAGCTCTAAATGCAGCAAGAAGAAAGAAATTTAATACTAGGGGGTAATAAGGTATGAGTCATATAATTTCTGTTACTCATAAAGGCGATTTCTCAAATACCACCAAATTTTTAAATAAAATATCCGGTGGTAAATATCTAGATAATTTATTAAACAAATACGGTAAAATGGGAGTTGACGCGTTAAGTTCAGCAACGCCAAGAGATACTGGTTTAACTTCTCAATCTTGGTATTATGAAATAGAACACCCTAGTAATGGGGTTATATCTATTGTATGGTATAACTCAAATTATATTTATGAAAATAATCAAGTTTCAGTAGCAGTATTACTGCAATATGGTCATGCTACTAGAAACGGTGGATGGGTCGAAGGCAGAGATTATATAAATCCTGCTATTCGACCAATTTTTGACCAAATAGCAGAAGATGCGTGGAAGGAGGTCATAAAATAATGAGTAAATCTGTAGATGAGAGAATTGTTCAAATGAAATTCGATAATAAACAATTCGAACAAGGCGTTAGCCAAACTATGTCTACATTAGATAAATTTAAAGCTAAACTCAATTTGACCGGCGCAACAAAAGGTCTAGAAAATATTAAAACCTCTGCTAAAAACGTTAATCTCGCTGATTTAAGTAAAGCAATCGATACTGTAAATAGTAGATTTTCAACGATGGGTATAATTGGCACAACAGCTCTAACCAGAATAACCAATTCCGCAATCACAGCAGGTAAGAATATTGTTTCAACTCTAACAAATTCTGTTATAACTGGTGGTAAGAATAGAGCACAAAATATAAAAAATGCTAAATTTCAAATTGAAGGTTTACTTGGCACAGAGGAATATAAAAAGAAATGGGCTAGAATTGATGAAAGCATAAATTATGCTGTTAAAGACACCGCATATGGATATGACTCAGCAGCAAAAGCAGCATCACAATTACTTGCATCACAAGTCGAGATAGGTGAACAAATGGTATAGCTCTTTAAGAGCTATTTCAGGTGTAGCTGCTATGACTAACAGTTCTTATGACGATATTTCGGCTGTATTTACAAGAGTTGCAGGTCAAGGTCGTGTTATGGCCGATGATTTAAACTCCTTGGCATCAAGAGGTATGAATGCTGCCGCAACATTAGGTGAGGCTATGGGTCATACTGAATCCGAAATTAGAGATATGGTTTCTAAGGGAAAAATTAGTTTTAAAGATTTTGCTACAGCCATGGATGATGCTTTTGGAGCTCACGCTAAGAAAGGTAATGAAACATTTGATGGCGCTTTAAATAATATGAAAGCTGCAGCAGCAAGAGTTGGTGAAAAAATATGGGACCCATTACTTGATAATTTAAGAGATGTATTTAATGGTGTAAGAAAAAATATTAATGCTATAAATAATTTATTAGGTCCGAAAGTTGACGGGAAGATTGTTGAGAATTCACCAATAGGACAAATAAATAAATTTTTAACGACTGTGTTACAAGGTATAAAGTCCTTTTTAGAAGGAACAGATAAGGTATCATCAAAGATAAGAAGTATTTTTGATGGCGTTGACAATATAGTAAAGCCAATATCTACTATAAATAATGCCGTTGATACAGTAAAAGATAATTTAAAAGATTACAATAAATTAGTTGACGAAATTATATATGGAACCTGGGATAATGGCTTAAAAAGACGAGAAAAATTAACAGAAGCTGGATATCATTATGAAAAAGCTCAGAATATGGTTAATGAACGTTTAGGTTGTGCTTTTAGATATGAATTAAAATATAATGAAAGTATTGAGGAAACTACTAAAGCAGAAGAGAAAAATATTGACACAAAGGGTGAGATGCTTGAACAATTAAATTCATTATCAGATGCTCAATTAAGAAGTCAAGGTTATACTGATGAGCAAATTGATTCAATTAGAAGTATAAATACTCTAGCTAAAAAATTAGGATACACTGTTCAAGAACTTATAAATAAAGATCAAGAATTACGAGATGCTGGTTCTGAAAATGGATTAACAACAATGTGGATATTGTTTGATTCATTATCAAATATAGGACAAGCTCTTAAAAATATAATATCTGCGATCGGTCAAGCTATATCTGATGCTTTTAGATCAGATA